CTGCAACGGTCCCCGCTATAGAAGAAACAGGTCGTTTGGCATACTCATCAGCCGATTTGGCAGTGGCCGCTTTCCACATCTGGGGGGCCCGATCTATAATATCAGACATAAGACCCATTTGCAATGGCGCTTTGTGAGTAAGACCAGACAACTCAACTTTTTCAAACCACACGTATATCTGGATGTCCACCTCTTGACCGACTGAACCATTAGCCGTATCTAGAGGATCCACTTCCCACAATCGTAAGGTTCCCATAGCTCCTACTTCAGAAGCCTTGGTCAAATCAAGCCAATCGAGATCATAAAAGAAAGGGAAAACAATTTCCCCGCCCTGATTTGAAGCTGGCAAGATCCAAACGTGAGGAAATTGTGAATACTCACAAATTCTATTAGCTGTAATATTAGCAGCCGCACCCACATTGTATCCGTGATTAACAAGGGGTTCGTAAGCTGCTATCATAGCTCCATAATTAAATGGAGAAGAATTAACCATTAGTTTGATATGTATTTCACCCTGGAAGAACGAATAATTTTCAATCTTCCTCTTGATAGAAGGAGACTGGAAAAAGAAAGTCCAAACAGGTAAATTAAAGGACCCAAAAGGTGTGCCTTGTAACCAACTAACGGATTGCACTAAAGTAGGGCGGGACAAAAAATCGCTGAGTTGCCCAGTGTCTATTTTATCCATCTTAAAAGTTGGATCAGCCATAGAAGGCTGTGTACTCAAACTCTCTGACGCATTGTCAAATTGTGTAGTTTGAATCTGATGACCCATAGAGGCAATATGCTCAGTTTGAGGAACGCCACTATTCATTGGAACATCAATAGTTGATCCGTTTAAAGGGGAGGATTCTGACCCCATAGTAGAAGAAATTGTAGATGAACATTGTTTAGAGATGGCAGTGGTGTTCAAAACACTGCCAAATGTGTTGGAATTGATCATAGCCTTATTATTTAAAGACACCACACATGATCAGTAGGCCCATAAAGTAGCCTGTGTCTCTCATCGATAATTAACTGTCGCGTTCTCCTCGCCAACCCGAGTACTACGCCGCACTTAATCGACGAATGTTGTTTTGGTTTGTCTCCACGGGCACAACATTTAAAAGCCCAAGCTGAACGCCATAGCGCTAATGAAACGCGATTACATCCGCATTCTTAGTAGCGAATAAATCATCTGTTTCAAAAGGCTCAGACGCCACTTTATAACGCTCTAGCAGCTCACGCCAGGTCGGTAAGGGAGATTGGTTCTCTGCAAATTCGTAAAGCCCATTATCGAGCAGAACACTATGGAAAACCTTACGTCTATCCTCGAATATAGTTTGTCCATACCAAAAATATTCATCCATAGCTGAACGCACTGCACTCAACATGTGCTGCTCAGCAGTGAAAGCTTTAGAAGCAACACAACTAGTAAGCATTTTGCTAATAGAATCATGCTCAAGAGGTCCAACAACACTTTTCAAAATTTCATCGTAACGAAAGCTGCGTTTCAAAAACGTGACATCAGAAATTGAAACAAATGGCAAAGAGTGCTGCTCTTTATTGGGCATTGTGTATTCAACACCAATGGTTTGTAAAGCCTCTTGTACGCTCGTATGATTAAAGAATGAGGCACTTTCGTGCACACTCATTATATTATCATCACCATAAGTTACTAAAGAAACATGATCCTGAAAAGTGTCAACACTGTTCATAGGATTGAGTCGATAATAGGCATAACGCATGTATAACGAGTTAACGAGTGAATTTATAATAACCGTTAAAGGATGACCACTAGGATTAGTTCCATTAAAACGCACCAGATCTCCAAAGAAATCGGTGGTTGGAAAACATATATCTTGGGCTATACAATCAACGGCCAAGAGTTCTTCTGAGTTATAGTTTGCTCTTTTGCACATTTCACGCAATATGTCGAAAGCAGCTAGAGTAAAACTAGGTGACATCTTCTTATCAAATTTAGAGTAATCGCCAGCTACAATGCGAGAAGCACCAAACTTAGTGATTAATCTATATTTAATTTCCCACTCTTTACTCTGAGCTTGAACACCAACAGCAGTCTCAAACACAGCCGAATTTCTTTGAATAACACGTATAACCGGGAGCAAAAACTTGCGAACCACTATAGTGAAATCCATAGGCGCAGCACAAAAAACTCTAGTTTTAGCAGCTTTCCTCTTCTGCAGTGAAACAGGTTCATCTTTAAAGCTAGCGCTAAAAATTGGATGATACTGCTCACCACGCTGGTAACGCTCTAAAATAAGATTAACTCGAGAAGCTATTTCTTCCGTAACTTCGACTTTATCAGTCACATTACCAGCCTCATCTTTTGTAAACCTTAAGTGCTTCAACTTAGTTTCACGCCACGGAAAGCCCGCAGAGGTGCTGCGCTTCATAGCATCAATATAAGCTATACCGTCAACGCCATTGACACATGAGTCCATGTCCAAAGGTTTAATAAGACTTAACTCCTCAGGAGGCAAAACCCGGAAAATATCCGCCAAAAAACTTTTTTTGCACTTTTCCAAAACAGCGTAGTCAACATTCTCACTAGTTTGTATCATATGCTGTAAGGATTGATGCTTCGGCTCATATCCCTTCACAATAGGTGGATGCATTTTGTCAAGTATGGCAAACTCTCCGTGATCTCGAGTAGCCGCAACAAATTCGTCACACAGCAAAGTTTTAATGACATGGCTACGAGTCCCTTCCCGCCAGGGAATGGAACCAAAAACCTCCATACTACCTGTGCTCTGCAAGTACCCGAAAGGACTCTTAAAGTGTAGAGCAGTAACGGGTACATCGCCTGTTTTACTTGAAGTCATGAGAGGCACACTTGGTAAAATTCTTGATTGGGCAGGAAAATGGGAAAGTAATTTGCTAATTAGTTGCCTATCAATTCTTCTAGATAGCAATCTATATCTATCACGTATCTCAGGGTGGTCAATGCAACCAACGTGAAGCCCAGCAAGCACACACCGACCGTTGAAAATAGCAACTAAAGGAGAACCGCAATCACCATCTACAGCTCTGTCTTTAGATGTCCCACGATATGTAGGCAACATAAGTTCGTCTCCATAACGCGTAACCATAACATCGGTACCAACGGTATTGCAATTGACGTCGGAAACTAACATTGACCCATCCTGTTGTCGCGTTAGACGCCGTCCATTAAATTCAGGACGTGGGTTATCTTCTGGAAACATATAATCCAAAAGGGAACGGTTACTGGGCAAATCAACGACGCGCACGATAGCTATATCATTAACTTCATCCAAAAACACATTAACTCCGTAATTTAATGTAATAGTGCGACGTGCACCAACAGCTGATTCAGGAGAACATTTTGATAGAAACATTGAGTTAGGTCGACGCTGGAAAAAGTGTGCATTGGTCAAGTACAACTGCCCTCCAATAGCTAATATACGACCGAAACAAATAGGACTTGCACCCCCTTGCACAGTCATAAAGAAACAGTTACGGGAGAAAAGATCCAGCTGTTCATCAACCGACAAAGCACCTCGCGAAATAATCGCGGGTGTTAAGTCAATATTGCTTAAAACTGGTCTTTCTTTCCAGGTCCAAATATTGGAACGCTCCTTATGAGGTTTTGGAACATTAGAAGAGAAGACGCCTCCCATAACGGGAAAAGCCGAGTCAGTGGAAACAGGGAAATCTAATCTTTTCCCGAGTCACGCGCTTCAATAGCATCATCTGAAATAGGAGCAGCTGTTTTACTCTTCTTCTTCTTCCTTTTCTTCCTTCCAAGAAAGCCATTTGGGAACAGCGCACTCTTACTCAATCTATAAATCAAAGCAACTATCGCGATTCCAACAAACAATTTCGCTATTCTTTTGACAGTACCAATTGGATAGAAGAAACTATGCATTCGTCTAGCAGCGGCGCTGAAAATAAAATTGGCAATGGCATCACTCATCCTAAAACAGAGCCACGGTATCACTGGAACTTTATACGTTTTGGCTAGATTGCCACAGCTGCGCAAACTATTCCATACAGCTATAATAAACCAGCCCCACAATAGAGCTATCCAGCCAGTATTGACACTAATCGTTTGATCAGCTGGAACTATAGCATCTTGACGCCGACGCTCCATAACTGAATACTGAAAAACTACTGGAGGTGCTGGTGGTGCTGCAGGTATAGTGCACGTAGCAAAACAATTGCGACGATCGCTATAACAATTGGTGCAAATCTCCACATTAGCATATGAAGAAATAGCACTACGCATAGTAGATACGTCGGCGTAATATTGCTTGATCGCCAAACCATACCACTGCATAAATTCTGAAACCTTGTCAGTCACAAGAACCGTTTCAAAAGCGGCGGCCACCCTATGGGCGGCAGCACCAACACGTGGTCCTGGAACAGTTCGTTCCACAGTGAAACACCAATAATCATCATAAAAACCATCACCACCAGGGAGATTGGTGGTATCCAACATAGGATTAGTGTTATATAAACTGGTTTTAGTATACTCCGCTTTCGGTGCAACAGTAATCACATAAGGAAAACGTCGTTGCACTGCTATTGGCACAGAGAACCACATAGAAGCGTTTAAATCCTTCACATTGGTTGAGGCTAAAAACAACTTTGGACAAACCGGATAGCGACCCTTGCGTTCTAGCTCAGCCTGAGGAGGAGTCCAAGGCATGGGGTTAACTATCCGTATAATCTCATCTAAAGTGGGATCCTGCATAGCTTTTGAGGGCAATGCAACTGCTACATCATCCAAAACAATACACCACTGATAGGAATTAAAACCACTCCAATATTCATCAGCAACGCTACGCGTGTACATGTATGATTCATTCATATCTAAGGCACGACCCAAACTGGAACTAACCTTAGCAAAATGAGCAAATAGCATGTGCATGATAGACGATTTGCCAACAGACGATGGGCCATTTATCAACAATGCAAGTGGAGGATCCCTTTTACCTTGAGCTAGCTGCACAAGTTTAAAATCCCGCTCCAATGTTTGTATCTCTTGAAAACGACGCTCAAAGAGACTCATCTCAAAGGATGTTAGAAAATGCTTGTTTTTTGATAAAAACTTGCCTTCCTCAATGCAAGAGAGAATCTCCTTTTCGAAAACTTCAACAGTGACCCCGAAGGGTTCCGGATTGGACAAAACTATATAATCGTTCTTCAACTTGGTATACAAGTTATTCCACCTAGTGATGCGATCTTCTGTAAATATCAAATCAGAAGCATCACCCGTTAACCAAAACTTCTTTAAATTAGTGAGTGTGACTTTGATTGTTTCTAAAAAGGTACGCAAAAGACCAACAGTAAAAGTAAGGGGCTTTGTCTCAAGAATGTGAGAAAAGTCTTTAAAACGTTTTACGTTAGTAGTAGGATCAATATTATATTCCTTAAAAGCAGCAAAACTGAGTACATAGCCAAGCAAGCGACCGAATTGAGCCAAAATTTGACTTCTCTCAGTACGCTCTATGCCGCTCAACAAAATGTCAATAGT